ATCAGGACGGACGAACGGCAGCGCAACCTTGTCTTCAGGTTTCGCCGCCAGTCGGTACGGATCATAGTCGTCCATGTCTGCGTCACACACCATCAGATTGGGAAAGTTGGGGTCAGGACGCAGATCTGCAAGTCGAAACTTTCTCGAGCAACGAGCGCACAAGCCGATGCCATATGTCGGCTGGCCGGTTGGATCGATAAACTTGCTCATTTGGTATAACAGCCGATACCGGGATTGATGAATGTGGAGGAGCCATCATTATCTCCGTCCCACGCTTTTTGCATTGATATCGCAGCACGCTGCTCCAAGACCGGCACCAACGCGGCGTCGACCATCGGGGTCTCTGCGGCGACCGCTGCCGCCAGATTGTCTATGATCGCCTTGAGCCAACGGGCCGGGATCTCCACTTCCTGCTGCAGATTGTCGGTGTCCATGATCCGGCGATGCCGCCAAATGATCAGTTGTTGAACTTCCGCCGCATCATTCGGCGCAGGCCAGAGGTTCATTACCGGGATCGGCAGGTCCCGCTGGAACCAGTAGGTCAGCGGACGACCTTGGAATACCTTGTTGCTCTGCGCAACGTAGGTGTCCCGGTTCAGCACGCCCATAGGAATTTCCTGCGGCAAGTTGCCGAGGTAGACCCTAGATGCGTTAATCGACGAGGCGGCGACGGCCCTGAAATATACGCTTGGGTTAGCCGGAACGATATCCGTCCAAGTCCATTCACCGGCTGCCGCAGTTGTGGTCTGAGAGCCAACGGTGGTCCACACCACGCTGTCCGGCGATGTCTGAAACGTCAAGGGAACCGCAGCGGCAGACCACTTAAAACCGACCGTGTTGACTGCAGTGCTTCCGCCGACGTTGCCGCTGAAGTTCACTGTGTACGATGTTGACGTGGCGGTTACAACGCCGGTCGCCTCTTGGCAGACCCGCAGATTGGCATTCAGCACCTCTACCGTGCCCTTGTCCAACGGCACTTGGTATTGACCTTGGTAGAACGGGTAGATCTGTCTCTGAATGCACCAGCTGGGCGGTTTCGAGTTTGCCATATCCGCCAGCATAAACGCCAGCGAATCCAGAGCGTAGGACTGCATTTCTGCGCTGATGGCCTGCGCAGGCAAACGGCAACGCCTGAAGGCGTGATCCACCACCTTCAGGGCATTAAATGTCGTCTCTGCGATGTTGCCGGAAAAAGCCATTCAGTCCTCACTCACGGCAGATCATTTCTTTTTCGACTTGCCAGCCTCAGACATAGCGATTGCAACAGCTTGCTTGCGGCTGGTTACTTCCGGACCTTGCTTGCTGCCGGAGTGCAGTTCCCCGCGTTTGAACTCGCCCATGACTTTTTCGACCTTAGCCATGCCGCCCTTCTTGTAAGGCTGAATCATTGGGCTAGAAGGGGCTACAGGCACCCCACGCTTGAGGCCCGGATTCTTGTTGGCGATCATACCCAGAGCGCCACGCGGCGGGATCATTCCTGCGCCACCTTTCGTGATCGGGGGCTTGCCGCCACTCTTCATCTTGGTTAGCGGTTCGCCCTTGTGCAGAGCCTTCTCATGCTTGTGAACCGCCGCTTTGATCATTGCCTTGTCCTGCTTGATGTCGGCTTCGCCGCCTTCGGCATAGTTGCTGCACTTGCCGCCGCGAGCGTAACCTTTGACGTAAGTCTTTTGCGGGCCGAAGTCGAAATCCTTGACGTATTTGCATCCCATGGCTCACCTCTGATTTTTAGCCAGATCGTCGATCTTGGCTTCTAGTCGTTTGAATCCGTCGTCGAATCGCTCAACGATGCGGTCCACTTTGTCGTCCACCTCTTTGCGGGTGATATGGTCTCGCGCCACTTCCTCGCGAGTCCGATTCAACAGGATGCTAATGCGGTTGAGCTCGTCCATCTTGCCCTTAAGCATGAACCCCATTCCAGCAACGAAGAAAGAGAGCAGTGCGTTCCAGAGCATCATTTCCACCGCTTCCCCCTCTCTCATTCATCTGCGGCAGGTTTCTTGGGCTTCTTAGGCGGCGGTTCGATCTGAATGGATTGCGTGGTGACAACGCCATCATCATCCATATACGACTCCGCCAACCAAAGATATCCGTTGTCGTCTCGGTAGTAGCACTCGCCAGTCTTTTCCATGATCAGAACCCCTTCGCAAGGACATAACCGGCGGTAACACCAACACCAGCCGTCGACACATTCGCTCGCAGCAGTTGCGATTGCAGGTTGTTCACCGTCAACTGCACGGTGCTGCTAGCAACAGCCGTGAGCGGAGTGCCGATGTTGTACCAACTTGCGCCATTGTCATCCGAACCTTGCAGTTGCAACGCCGGGGCGGTGGTCGTGATAGCGCCTACGTTGACCACCAACTGCGCATTGCGGCAGTTCTGCACGTTGATGCTGGGCGTGGTGCTGTTGAGCGTAGTCAATACCACCGAGCGGTCGACCAACTGGCGAACCGAGGATACATCGTCAGAGCCCTGCAGACGGTTGATTGCGCGAGTGAAGGACGGAGTTGTACCACCAACGGTTTGGACATAACGGACCCGGTTGCCGGTGAGCGGCAACTTGGGGCTGCGGTAGATGCCAATTGCGGTGATGCGGGGGAAGTCATACACCTTGAACCAGTTGGTGCCGGCATCGTCAGACTCTTCAATGCTCACATCCAGAGTCGGAGTGGTGCCGGTGACGGCGGTCACCGGGATGTTGACTTCATAGCTCGTGCCGAAAGTCGGCGTGAACGCCGCAGTGGTCGTGGTGGTCGTCAACGCGGCAGACGCAACGTCTGCGACAGTTCCCGGAATGCCTAGGTTAGCTGACGTGACGGCGGCGACCGTGGTGACCGTGCTAACAGTGGTAACTGTGGTGACTGTGGTGATGGTGCCGGAGTTGACTGTAATGGCCGGTACGTTGTTGACCGACACCGGCACAGAAGCCGCGATATCGCCTGCGGGACGAGCCATCAATTCCACACGCTCGCGCTCGTAATCGAACAAACGAGCGTACGAGATGCGGAGGTCGGTGCGGCGGATCACGCCACCACCAGCAGCAACAACGCCGAACACAGACTGACCGGTGAACAGGGTGCCGGTGCCGCCAGTACAACCGGTGAACGTCGTACCGGTAGTGCCGGTGTAGGTGATCAGTTGCCAACCGCCGGTAGACAACACCCAGAACGTGCCGGAGGTCGGGTAACCCGCCGTACTGCCGACGTTGATGGTCGCCTGCGGCAGTGCCTGTGCGTTGCTTGCAGCGGTGATCGTAGTGCCCAGAGTGTTGGCCGGGAATGCGACCGGTGGGACATAACTTGCAGAAGGCGGAACCAGAAACAGGTTCGCCGCGCTGATGTTGCCTACCTTCCAAGCGCCGTCCAGATTCAGCGTAGCGCCCGTCACGTTATCGCGAACGCCGACAAGGTTCACCAAGTCGCCAATCGACACGCCAGACCAAGATGCTGAGCCTACAACAGCCAGCTGGCGGGTGCCGTCCGGTTGCGTCTGCATCGAGATCGATTGAACCACCTGCGCGATGCCGCCCAGAGCCGACATGAGGTTGCCGCCCTGCACCTTGGCTACATAGCCGCCGTACGAGGTCACGGTGGCCGCTGTGCCGATGGTGATGGTGAAGGTGTTCGCGCCGGTCACCGTGACAGCGGTAGCTGTGGTGAGGTTGGGGAACGATGCTGCAGCTTGATCACGGATGCCGTAGACCACAACAACGTCGTTGGTGACTAAGTTGTGAGGAACATCGGTGGTGATCGTCGCCGTGGTCGTACCGGTCTTGACTGCGCTCACGATCTGAGCGTTAGGCACCGTCAACGCTTTGGTGTTCTCTGCCCGGAAGCGCAACTTGTAGCTGACGGACGGGTCCGGGCACACTTGGTTGCGCAGCAGCCTAGCTGTGGAAGCCGCGAGAGAGTCCACGGCGGCATCAGACCATTGCGTACGGTCCGACTGCGGAGTGATGCGAAATTCGTTGGTGGGTGACCAAGCGTATGTGTACGCACCAGAAGCCAGAGCAACAGAAGCCGTGGTACCAATGGTTACACTCTGGTTGCCAGCAACGGTGCCAGAGGGGTAAGCATCACCAGACTCGGAGCGCAGATACATGCTCGAGTTGGTAACCGTTGCATTCTCGAAGATCTGGCTTACGCCATTCTGTGCACGCCCTAGCCGCTGGCGAATGTAGACGAAGCCCTTCGCGCCAGCGGGGTTGGTGATGGTCTGCGATGCAATTGTACCGCCTGGTCCCGCCGTGACAGTAAATACCGTTGGCGAAATGATGCTAGCCACCACCAGAGACGGGTAGTTGACCAGCTGATTCGAGCAGTCCCGAATGCCGATAGCACGACCAACACTTAGATTGTGCGACGTGACCGTTTCAACCGTCAGAGTGGTGGTCGCCTGCGTGATCGAAGCAATGGCGATGTCCGGCGTATCCGCGATCAGATCTTGTGTGTCTACGATCTCTACTGAGAAATCTTGACCCAGTGTGCGCTGAGACATCGAAAGGCCAACGGCCAGTTCGATCGGCAGAGAGAAGATGTTTCTGGTCTCGACCTGCGTGACATTGCCCGCGACCAGCGGGTTCTTGGAAATGACGAGATAGCTCGCGCCCGCAGCATTGCCGTCTGCGAAGACCAGATCGCCAGACCCGAGAACCTGATTCCAATTGCCGCCCGCTACATTCGGGTTGTAAGTTTCAAATGCGTCACGGAATGTAGCGATGTTGGACGGCGAAAAGACCGGAGTCTTGGTGCCGTCATTCTGATTGTCCAGCGCAACAAGCCGCTGTCCACCAAGATAATAGTAATCGGGAGAGGCAGTCATCTCAGCCTCCTATCAAACCGGAGCGGTGTCGAGGACAAGCACGCCAAAGGTTTGCGCCGGGGGATCGATAGGAGCGGCAGTAACATTTCTGGCGCGAACGGTCACGGTGTCATTGGCGGACACGAACGCCATGTACATGATGCCCGCTGTCGGGGCGGTCGGCCACGACGGAGCAACAAAGTCTCCGGGAACGCAACCCGGAATAGTGATTGTGAGGTCCGCAACGCCATTGGCGGCGATGCTGGGGAAATCGAGGCTTGCGCTTGCAGCGTAAGCGTTGGTGAGCGCCACAGTGGCAGTTGAAGGGGTGGTGTTGAAAATGAACCCGGCATTAGAGCGAACCGGACCCGAGAATGTGGTACGTCCCATTTTGTGCTCCTCTCATACGAGAAATTGGTGGTGCGGTAGTCTGTATGACGCCAGCCGGGACTGTCTACCGCTCCGGATATCCCGGAACACCGACCCGGCCTAAACCGGGTCGGCAATTCACATCAAAGACCTGCAGTGCCGTAGAGGATGCGCGGATCAGTCCAACCAGCCGCGTAACGCTCAGTGGCCTTGTAACGCATCGAGTCAGTTTCGAAGTCACCTTCCATCGACTTCTCAAGACCGCGACGCATCATCAGCTTCGTGCCTTCCGGCGCATCAGTCTGCACCCACCAAGCGGTGGTCGAGGTGATACGAGAAAGGTTGGCCTGACCTTCCGACAGCAGCCCCATCGACTTGACCGGGTTGATGTCGTTGTCAGCGGTGCCGGTGCGAAGAACCGACTTGAGCAGCACCTCGGCCTGAAAGACGTTGCTGGGACCAGCGACGATCTTTTTGGGCGTGAGTCGGATACGCTTGCCGTTGTTGTCAACAGCGTTGCGGATCTGAATCAGGATCTGCTCGAGCGAGGTCTGCGACAAGGCCGCAGCGGTTGCCAATTGGTTGCTGAAAGAGCCATTGACAATCGGGTGCGAAGTCGAGATCAGCGAAACGCCATCGCCGCCAGTGAACGCGCCATTGAATGCACGGTTCAGAATGTTGGCGCAGAGAGTCTCCTTCGTTTCGATCAGCGACTGCGCGAGATGCTGCGCATAGGTCTGGCCGATACGAATGTGATCACCGTCTTCAACCAGCACCTTGGTCAGCGCGAACGCCAGACCGTAGACGCGGTAGAAGTAGCGTTGCTGGAACAACACACCACCGGACTGGTACGTGACAGCCATGCCATCCGGCAGTTCCGGCGCAGCACCGAAGCCATACAGGACGGGTTCTTCATGGTAGTTGCGCGGAATGCCCTTCTGCTCGCGGAAAACCATCTTCCACTCGTCAGCACGTTGCTCGTAAACACCATCGAACACTTCGTTCAGGATGGGCTCGACTACTGACCGAAAGTCAGTACTACGCATTGGGGTAGCCATTTGTCAGCCCTCCTTAGATGCTGTTAACCGAAGCCTTGTAGTGGTGTTCGTTAATCCGAACACTAGCCACCACAAATGCGTCAGTCAGCGTGTCGTTGATGCCGTTCGCGACACTCACGATCTGGAACTGGCCAGAGGTCGTTTGGAATGCCGTGAGTTGAGTGGTGCTCAGGCCGGTGCGAGTAGAGCCGCCCGGAGAGGCGACGGTCCAATCGCATTCGCGACCAACAGCGTTCTGCACCGAAGTAGTGCCCGGAGTGCCCGGATTGCTGTACTGGACGTCAAACAGGGTTTCCGGATCGTCATACACCCAAGCCACGATCTCGGTACCGGTTGCGCCAGACGGCCAGAATGGGCTGATAGTCGGCTTGCCGCTGGCGTCGAAATACTGACAGCCAGCGAAGATGCCGAGCATCGGAACGCCATCGGTGGTACCCGTGCGGGTGCCGTCGCTGGTGGCAAGTTGAACAAGACCGGTGTTGACCAGCTTTACGGGGTCACCCGCAAAAATGTTCTGGGCATAACCGGAGGCGATGTTGTAGGCCTTCGGGCGAATGATACCACTGTTGTGGTAAGACGGACGAAAGCCAAAAGGTGCGCTAGTCGAAGACATGGCGGCGGACTCCTTTGGTCATGAGGTTACGTGAGATCGAAAATCGGCTCACGTTGTTCCCCCAATTCCTGATTGCCGTCGCCAATAGTGACATTTGTCTTGTTCGCACGTGCCTGCTCTTGCATGAATCTAGCCGTGTCCGAGAGTTTCTCTTCTTCGCGGAACGGAGCGTCATGATGAGCCTCTCGCATGTACCTTTCGTATAGCGAGGTGGGCAGTTTGAATGCAAGCATCTCATTCACACCGATGAACCCTTGCCAGTCACCTGTCTTCAGGGTGGCATATTCCCAGCCGGGAACGTCTTCCGGCTTCACGGGTTCATATCCCAGCCGAATTCTCGACTGGATGGAATCTCGGGGATTGGCTGTCGTCAGCCAGCACATGTGCCAGCCGGGGATCTGCGGCAAGTCCGGAAGTGAGGACTGGAAAAACTGCTGACGGAACATTTCAACCCGCTCATCTTCAGAGACTTCGCGATTTTCAGTGACTGCGCGATCTTGCATCGCACGGTTTACGCGAGCTACACCAGCAGGCTTATTCAGGCGTTCGTCTGTCATTTCTCGCTCCTTATCAGCGATTGGCTTCAATTATAGGGGGTGTTGTAGAAAAAGGCAAGCGTTCACGCACGATTTTGCTTGTCGTATTCGGCGTAACGCTTAACGTATTTGGCGCGCAGCACGGGATCGTCCCAAACGCCAGCGTCGATGAGGGCTTGCTTGCGTTCGGCGCTGATGTAGATCTCTTTGCGGCTGGACTGCGGAGCGTGCTCTTTTCCAGAACCGACAGGAGGACCGCCGCGCGGTTTGCGCTGTGCCGGCTCTTCTTTCTCCTTAGCAGAGAATCGTTCCGGCAAACGGCGCGCGGCGCGATCGCGCAACTCATCCCAGTATTCCTCTGTGCGCGGATCGTAACCTTCTTTCGCCAGCGTCTGGTCGATGGCGATGACGATAGCGGAATCCTCGTTGCGACCTTGAGGGTCATACCAATCGTTCTCTTCCATGAATGCTTTGGCGTGGGAGAGAGTCAGTTCATCTAGCCCCTGCGGCTTGGTCTGCGACTGCGCTGCAGCCTGTTGTTTGACAGCATTGAAGTGCTGCAACTTCTGGAACGCTTGATCGCGGTAGCGCATGGCTTGCGCCACATCCTCGCCGTTGCCCGCTTCGACAGCCTTGGCGATAACACGCTCGGCCATCTCGATCTCTCGGCTGGCTTGCGCGATCTGGGCGTCATACCCATTCAGGTCGCTCTGGTGCGAACGCTGCTCTTGCGCCGTCAGGCGACGCTCGAGGTCGTCGTTCCTCTTGCGCAGAAAGTCGAGCTCGATCTTGTCGCGGGTGATCGCCTTCTCACGACGTTCGCGGCGTTCTTGCTTCTCGCGGCGACGACGTTCGCGAATCTCTTCTCGCTCTGCGTCGTTGTCTTCTTCTTTGCTGGTGACAACCCGCTCGTCATCATCGTCGTCTTCTTCGTCTTCTTGGTCGCGCTGACGATCCTTCGATTCTGGTTCTTCTTCGATGATGACCAGTTCCTCTTCCTGGCTCTCCTGAGGCAGATCGTCGTCCTCGGTAATCAGTTCTTTCTTAGCCATGGTTCACCTCCACCCAGTCGTTGGCGAGCATGTCACTTTGACTTGCCAGCCAGCCTGCGAGGTAAGCCTCACGACCATAAGCGTTCACGGTCCACATGTCGATGTGGGGCAAAATGTGCAGCTCATCCAGGCCGCGAGATTCCAGGAACTCTGCGGTGATCGGACCGTTCGGGCGCAAGTTGTCCTTGCTGACCGAATAGCCGCCTGCCTTGAAGATGAACATGCCCTTGCCGTTCCAGCCCTCACGGGCAACGCTCTTGCCAGCCTCGAGGGCTGCGATTGCTTCGCCAAAATTCATTCCCATCTCCTTTCAGATGAATGCGCGGACGGCCAGTGGGTCGCCCGTTACTTGACCGATGATATCGAGGTCGTTGAAGATCACAAACAGAGCGTGTTCGCCGTTCGACAACGGGACCTCCCACCGGTCGCCGCCATACTTGGCCACTCGGACATAATCACCCGGCGCGCACCAAGAGCCTTCCGGCCAGCTCTCCATGGTGTTGCGATTCTTGAATGCCAGCGGACCGACGCTGATGACCTTGGCCACTTGCGTGTTCCACTTCTCGGTGTCCCGAGAACCGGTGTCGATGATGATGCCGGAGTTGGTCTTGGTCTTGGGCGTGCGGATCTGCACCAGAACGCGGCTACCAAAAGGCTGGATGCCCGGATCAGCGTCCGGGAAAGCCTCTTTCATTGCGTCCTCAAAGGCTGCTGTCAATTTCATTCTCCTCGTTAAGGGACTTTATGAGCACATCGATTGCGGCGTCATAACCAGCAAAGACACCTACGCGATACCCGTACTCGAAGGTGTCGCGTTCTTGTGGTCGCCTCAGAGCATCGACAGCGAATTCTTGCTGGCTCTGCTTGAGGCGGCTCAGAAGTTTGTTGTAGAGGGTCATGCAGGGGTCTTGGGCATCTGCGGGGCGCTAGGCAGATTCTGCCCAGTGACCTTCTCGCCAGCTGCCATGCGCTTGTGCTGCTTGACCAGTGCGCCGGTCATGGGCACGGTGCCAGTGTTGGGCTTATCCATGTTTGCTCCTTATGGGTTGGGGTTGATGCCTGTGCCGGTCGACACAGCGACTCTTTCGCCACTGGCAATCTCAGCCGCCGCCAACTCCATGGCGGTCTGATTGTCAGAAGCATTCATGCGCTCGCGCGCGGCAATCTCCGCTGCGGTGCGCTGATTCTCTGCCTGTTGCTTGAACATCTCGGCTTGCTGCTTGACGCTGCGATCTTGCTGCTTGTCTGCGAGGCGCATTTGCTCGATCTCGGCCTGCTGAGCGAGGCGAGCCTGATCCGCTTGAGCACGTTGCTGCAAGGCAGATTGCTGCACCTGCGCATTGAGTTGAGCAACCTGCATGCTGTTGTCCGGCGGCATCGGCGGTTGCGGGCGGAACTGCTCTGCAGCCTGATCGATCTGCGCCAGCTCTTGTGCAAATTGAGGTCCGAGTTGCTGTTCGATGAATTGCTGAACTTGAAGTATTACTGCGGCTTGTTGATCGCTGTCTTCCGCGATCAAATTGCCTTGTTGTGCCTTCATCACAGCCTCGTGCGTCTCGGTGAGGTAATAGTTCAGCAGATGATCCCGCAAATGAGAAGCCATCGGGAACAAGAATGTCTTCTGGATAGCTGGGTTCATGCCGAACATCGGAGAGCGCAAGAACGCCAGATGCACTTTCATGTGCGCAACGTGATCTTGCTTCGGCAGCGCATAGATGCCCTGCCCCATAGAAGCAGCGACGTTCTCGCTTACCGGGTCTCTGTCTTCTGATCCCGGCTTGGGCTGCAGCACATCCTCGTCTTCGATCTTCATGCGCCGCAGGAACATCTCTTCGACCTTGCGCAGGTCGTAGAGGTTGGGCATCAGCGCGGCACGTTGCATGATCGCTTGAATCTGCACCATGCGCTGCGTTTCGCTGAAGATGTTAGGATCGCTGACCGGTACGACATCCATCGGGCCGTCGAAGTCTTCGGGTTTGATCTCTAGGCCTACGTCTTGCGCGTCGATGTCTTCTTCGGTCAAGTACGCAGAATCGATGCGATGCAGCACCTTCAAGAACCTAGACATCGAGGCGTGAAGGCGAGCATGGATCGAACTAAACACCACCATGCCCTGCTCGATGAGCGCCATCGTGGTGCCAACCGGCATGTTCGGATTCTGGTCGCTGAGTTTCTCGAATGAGGTCTGCACCACACCCTTGCCGGCATCAACGAGGAACCCAAGCAGCTGGAACAAAGTAGCAGAAGGACCGGCAAACGGCAACGGCATCGCCAGCTTGCGCACATCGTCTACTAGTGCGCCGCCGTCCATCTCGACGACCTCTGTCGGCTGAACATTGAGTGTCTGGCCATTAGGCCCACCCTTCAGTTTCAGCAGCGTTGGCACATTCTGGATGTGCGCCGAATCGAGCAGAGCGCGCAGAGCGCCAGTCGCCGCGCCGCTCAGACCGCCGATAAGGTGCGTGAGGCCGATCGGGTATGCGCCTCGCCACGGAATGAATCCGAACTCGATGAGCCACTCGAGCTCGCGACGCAACTCGTCTTCCGGCTCCCAATTTCTGTAAAGAGACAGAGCCTTGCGCGTGGTCTTGTCGATGCTGATTATGTAAGGCTCAATGCCATCGCCGAAATCCAGGTGCGTGTAGATCTCAAAGATGATGCGCAGACCGTCTTCGTTGTAGGTTGTCGGGGTACGCCCCTCGATGTTGTCGTTAGCCTTGCTCGAGCTGCTGAACTCAGGCTCCTCCGGCGTGCTGAAGTCTACGTCGATGTACATGCCGCTCTTCACGCGGCGCTTGTACTCCATCTCGGTCACGTATTGAACGTGCGTTTTGCGCTCGGCAGTGTAGAAATTGGTGGCGGCGAACGGCAGATAGATGTCGTCGATGGCAACAAACTCCACCGCAGGACGGCGGTGCTGAGGACTCCACATCGCCTTCAGGTACTGACCACCACCCAGCGGCAACTGCGTGCTGAGCTGCTCGAGCTCTGAGCGCAGCTCAACAATCTGCTCGGTACACTGCCAGTTCAGGAAATCCGTTTTGCGCTGCGCTTTGCTCTGTTTTTCCCTGTCGACTTCGCCGATGATCTTGGCTTTCACCGGGCCGTTCGGCGGAAACATCTCTTTCATGAAGCGAGCACTGAAGTCTACGCAAGCCTCGACCAACATCGGGTGCACAACTTTGTTGGCGCCAGAGAATTGAGCACCGCCGGGGGCGTCGTCGCCCAGACCGGTGCGGCGCAGCCCCTCTTCGTACTGCTTGTCGCGCTTCTCACGCGCCACCTTGTCTTTTTCGATCTTGTCGAGCAGATCTACAACGGCGGACGAGAGGGCGGAAGGGTCAACGTCTTCGACGATGTTGGCGAAGTGTTCGCGATTGCGACGCGATTGCTCTTCGTTGTCGAATCGGATTATCGCGCCGCCATCTTCGGTGTCTTCGACCTCAGGCTCTTCGTTTTCGAGCTCGAGCATCTCGCCTTCGTTTTCATCCTCAAGCATAATGTTCCTCGTAGAATTGGTTCACGATGGCATCGACACTGGCTGGGTCGAAGTCTGCCTCAACTTTGCCGCCTTGGGCGAACAATTCTTGCTGCCCCGGCTTTGCGGTGTCTTGCGATGTTTGGCTCTTGAGTTTCTCGTCCAGCCAACGATCGAATCCGACATTCCCTAGATCGCGCTCACCCATCTCGGCGCGATACATCGGCAGGTACTTGCGGCGATCACGGTTAGGCTGAACTAC